TGGAGGTCAGGTAGCCATCCTGATCTTTACCGAGGTGGGAGAAAATTAAGTAGATCGGTTACATCCGACACGGCGCCATCCGGTGTACTGAAGCCCAGCGGCGTGCTGTCGATCAATCTCGGCGCGCTGCGGCTCAATGGCGCAGTGGCGTCAGCGATCATTTGCAGCAAGGCCTTGAGCGACGATCAAATAGCGCAGTATGCGCGGGATTTTCAGTCGCTGTTGCAGCTAGTCGAGCCCCAATCCATATGGGTTCCCGTCAGCGCGGGCGGCGCGCCTGCGACTTTCAACCCAGCGTGGGCGCGCAATGCAAATATTTTGCTGAAGGCCGCATGACATGAAAAAGAACGTAGCCTCGCAGGCCATCGGCGCCCAGATGGTATCGGCCACTGATGGGTCTGCATTTACAGGAAGCGTGACCGTTTACGTGACGGGGGACGCTGGCACGCAGGCACTCGGCTCGGTCGGTTCTGGCGCTTGCACACACGAGGGCAACGGGTATCACACGTACGCGCCAGCGCAGGCCGAAACGAACTATGACTTGGTGGCATTCACGTTCATCGGATCTGGCGCAGTACCAGCGACGGTCCAGGTGTTCACCAGCTTCCCGCAAACCGGCGACAGCTACGCCAGGCTCGGCGCACCGGCCGGCGCCAGTGTGAGCGCGGACGTGGCAGCGGTCAAAGCCGAGACGGCGGCCATCGTGGCCGACACGAACGAACTGCAAACCGACTGGGTCAACGGCGGGCGACTGGATCTGATCCTGGATGCCCGTGCGAGCCAGGCCAGCGTGGACACGATCGACGGCATCGTGGACGCGATCCTGGTCGATACTGCCGAGATTGGTGCAGCTGGTGCTGGGCTGACAGCGGTACCATGGAACGCCGCATGGGATGCCGAGGTCCAATCGGAAGTCGCGGACGGCCTGGCAGCGTTCTGGACTTCGCCGGCCGCGCTGGTCGATCTGATGTGGGATGAAGCTATTGCCGGCCACGCTGGCGCTGGGTCAACCGGAGAGGCGCTTGCGGGTGCCACGGCGCCGAGCGCGGCTGCTGTCGCCGATGCGGTGTGGGACGAGGCGATTGCAGGTCACGCCGTTTCCGGTTCGACCGGCGAAGCATTGAGCGCGGCCGGCGCAGCTGGCGACCCGTGGATCACGGCGCTGCCAGGCGCCTATTCGGCAGGGCAGGCCGGCAAGATCGTCGGGGATGCGCTGGACGCGGCCATCAGCAGCCGCATGGCGAGCTACACACAGCCGACCGGGTTCCTGGCGGCCACGTTCCCGACGACGGTTGCCAGCACGACCAACATCACAGCCGGCACGATTACGACCGTCACGAACCTGACCAACGCGCCGACAGCGGGCGACTTCACGGCAACGATGAAAACCAGCATCGGGACGGCGGTGGCGGCTTCGGCGGTGGCGAGTGTGACGGCCGGCGTCACGGTTGCGACCAACAACGACAAGACCGGGTATGCACTGAGCACGGCTGGGTATGAAGCAGCCGCCGATGCACTGCTGAACCGCAATGTCAGCGGCGGATCGAATACCGGGCGCACGGTGAAGCAGGCATACCACTTCATCAGGAACAAGTGGGTGGTGGCGGCGGGCACGCTCACGGTCTACGACACCGACGACACGACCAGCAGCTGGACCAGTGCAGTGACTGGCACGGCCGGCGCCGATCCGATCACGGCCACCGATCCAACCTGATATGGCCGACGGCTATCGCGGCTTTTTGGCTCCGTGGGTTGGCGGCGCCGGACTGGACCCAAGCGCAGCGCCGGCAGGCTACCGCGGGCTCCTGGCTCCATGGATGGGCGGAGCAGGAAGTCTCGGCGGAGATACGCCGGTCGGCTATTTTGGGCTCCTGGCCCCATGGATGGGCGGTGGCGGGTATGGACCGGCAATTGATGCGATCACACCCGACTGGATAGTGCTGGCCAGGCGGCGCGGCAAAAGGTAACTCATGGCATTTGAAAACGATCTTCCTGACGAATTGCAACAGTCGGGCGGGGAAGATGCGTCCGATGAACGCCTGAGTCAACTGAGCCTCGTCATTGCCGGCAAGCGTGACGAGGCCATCAGGGCTCGCAAGGAGTCCGGCATTGAAGATGTCTGGATGGCCGCCGAAGAGGCGTACCTGTGCATCGACTCGAGCAACCGGTCAGAGTTCAAGAAAGCCAAGTGGGCCAAGCCGGTGAGCATGGACGGCCCTGTCACAACATCAGTCACAAACTCTGACGACACCAGGAGCACAGCGTTCGTGCGCCTGACAAGTCGTTATGTCGATGCCGGATCGGCCAAGGTCAGCGAGATCATCTTGCCGATCGACGACAAGGCGTTTTCGTTCGATGCGACTCCGGTGCCTGATCTGGTGGCACAACTGGACGACAACTCTCCATTGCAAAGCAGTGGATTACAGGTCTACCGCCCGCCGATGGATGGTGAGCAACCAGGCCAGAACGGTCAAGTGGCGGCGACCAAGGGCGACTATGCCAAGGCCATGATGGATATGGCGGATAAAGCAGCCGAGAAGGCAGAAGAGCGAATTTACGATTGGATGGTCGAGTGCAACTACCCGGCCGAGGCCAGGAAAGTGGTGTTCGATTCCGCCCGCATCGGTGTCGGCGTCATCAAGGGCCCGTTCCCGGACATGACGCGCGCCCAGGCGCTGACCAAGTTCGAGGGCGGCGCCAAACTCACGATGGTGCGCAAGGTGCAGCCCGCGGTGAAGTGGATTGATCCGTGGAACTGCTTCCCGGCAGACGGCTGTGGAGAGGACATTCACGCGGGCGACTACTTCGTCGAGTGCGATCACCTGAGCCGGCGCAAGGTTGTCGAGCTCAAGAAGCAAAAAGACAAGGACGGCAACCCGATCTACCTGGTTGACCAGATCGACAAGGTACTCAAGGAAGGCCCGAACAAGCACAGCACCGACGGGCAGAACCCGAACAAACCGAACAGCGAAAAGCAGTTCAAGATTTGGTACTTCACCGGGGTTTTGTCGCGCGAGGACATGGAGTCCGCCAAGGCGATCGGGCTGGAAGAACTTCCGGATAATGAGGATGTGCATGCCGTCGTGACGATGATCAACGACACCGTGATTCAGGCGCTGATCAACCCGCTGGACTCCGGGCAGTTCCCATACCACGTCAAGCCATGGAGCCGCAGGGCCGGGCACTGGGCTGGCGTTGGAGTGGCCGAACAGGTCAAGATGCCGCAGAACATGGTCAACGCGGCGACCAGGGCGCTCTTGAACAACGCCGGGCTGTCGGCGGGAGTTCAGATCATCATTGACCAGATGAAGATCGTCCCGAGCGACGGCAAGTGGGTGATCACGCCAAACAAACTGTGGCTGACGGCAGAAGGTACGACGGTTGACGACGTGACCAAGGCATTCAAGGCCATCGAGTTCCCCAACGTCGGAGATGCTCTGATGGCCATCATCCAGTACGCATTCAAGCTGGCTGAAGAGGCGACGAACATCCCGCTGATCAGTCAGGGGCAGGCGGACAGGAATACGCCTGAGACATTCGGCGCGACTGAGCTGCAGAACAACAACGCGAACACGATGTTGCGCTCGCAGGGCTACGGGTTTGACGACTGCATCACCGAGCCGATGATCAAGCAGTTTTACGAATACCTGCTGCTGGACCCGAACGTCCCGGCAGAAGAGAAGGGTGATTTTCAGATCAACGCCAGGGGGTCGATTGCGATGGTCGAGAAGGCCATTCAGGAAGTGTTCTACGTGAACCTGCTTGGGATCAGCAAAGACCCGGCCTACGAGATCAGCCCGGCGCGGGTGATGAAGGAAATTCTCAAGGGCAAGCGCATCGACTCTCGGAAGGTGGAGTACAGCGAGGACGAGAAAAAGCGCATGCAAGAGGCCAAGCAGCCGGAAGACCCAAGGATCACCGCTGCCAAGATCAGCGCGGACACGGCGCTCAAGGTGGCCGCCGGGCGCGATCAGGTCACGGTGCAGAAGTCGCAACTGGACACCGATCGGGACCGCGCTTATCAAGAGTCGCTCAACGAGCGCGCCAGGATCGCAGAAGACGGCAAGACGCAGGAGCTTGCCATGAAGCGCGAACTCGAAATCTTCAAAGAAAACAACAAGCTCAAAACGGAGCTAGATAAGATCAAGGCAGAACTCGCGCAGACCACCATGAAGTTGCGGGTGCAGATGCAACTGTCCGCCGATGGATCCGGCCCGCAGGTTGCAACGCCAGCGGTCGAGCCCGAAGGCCGGGCGCCAGACGGCCGGGCGTTTGACCAGTGACAACCCCATTCATCCCCGAGCCGCCATTCGCCCTGACGGCGCTGGAGCGCAAAGATCCTGTGTGGGTCAAGTTGCGCGCCTACATGGAAAAGCGCATCACCAATCTGCGCACAGAAAACGACGATGACCTGGACGAGCGCAAGACCGCTGATGTCCGGGGCCAGATCAAGGCGCTCAAGTTGTTGATCAGCCTTGACCGTGATCCAAGGATCACAGAGTAACCAGTTTCCCGCCGCCCATAGTGACGGCAAGTGATGTAGCAGACGACAACGCCTGCTGCGATGTAGCCCGCCTTGTGTGGGCTTTTGTGTTTCTGGAGTGAAACGATGACGACTGAAATTGAAGGAGTAGACGCAGAACAAGCCGCCCAGGCATACGCAGACGGTTTCGACGATGACGAGCAGACGACAACGCCTGCAAGCAGCGACGACACCGAGAAGGTTCCGGCACCGGAGCCTGTTGCCAAGCCCGAGGAACCCCAGGCACCAAAGCTGGCGCAGATCACCGAGCAGCAATTCAACGACCTGATGGCCAAGGCCAACCAGTTCGACGAGCGCGGCCGGCAGATCGACACGCTCAGCGGGCACCTTGGGGGGATGAAGCAGGTGATCGAAGGACTCAAGACGCAGCGCAAACAGATGACCCCCGGTCAGCTCAAGCGCGTGGCGGCCGAGTTCCCGGAACTTGCCGAGGCACTGCAGGAAGACTTGAGCGAGTTGAGCGGACCATCTGTCGACCAGGAAGAGGTTGGGAAGAGGCTGCAATCTGAAATCGAGAACCGGGTGTCTGCAAAGGCAGTCGAGTTCGAGACCAAGTTGCTGCGCTTTTATCACCGCGATTGGGAGCAAGTGGTATCGAGCGACGACTTCAAGGGCTGGATGGGAACGCTCTCATTCGCCGAGCAAAAGCAACTCAATGACAGTCGAGACGGCGAGTTCATCGCCGACAAGCTGACCGAGTTCAAGGCTGCGAAAGCGGCCAGGGACAAGGTTGCGGCGGACGCGGCAGCAGCGGCTGAGAAAGCCGCCCAAGCCGGACGTTCATCGAACACACGACAGAGACGACTCGAAGCAGCCGTACCGGTTCGCGGCACAGGTGGGCATTCCACCAGCACGCAGAAGGACGACTTTCAGGCCGGGTGGGACTCGGCGTAATCAACATTGAAAGAAAATCATGGCAGGACAACTTTTTGCAACCCAGACCGGTCGAATCAACAAATTCGCCGGGGCTCTTCTCAAACGCGCAGTGGCCAAGGAGATCTTGTGCCGCGCCGGCCGCCAGGTCGAAATCCCGCAGAACATGAGCGACACCTATGTCGCCCGTCGGTATCTGCCCTACGGTGGTGCATCCACGGATGCCAACACCATCAACCGCTTCTTCTCGGACAGCAACACTGTTGACCGCGCAGGATCGATTGCAGCCGCGCATGTGACGACCGAGGGCGTGACTCCTACGCCTGACAGCGTGACCCCGGTGGACTACACGGCCATCATCCAGCAGTACTCATGCCTGTACGGGTTCAGCGACAAGCTGTTCTACCTGTACGAAGACGACGTGCCCGCGCAGATGAAAAAACTGGTCGGCGAGCGTGTTGCGTTCGTCAACGAGATGATCGTCTATTCGGCGCTCAAGGCTTGCACCAACGTCTACTACGGCGGCACCGGCAACACTGTCGGTACGGTCGATGGCGCGATCTCCTTGAACCTGATCCGCAAGATCGTCATGAACCTGCAGGCCAACCATGCCATGCCGGTGACTGATGTCTTGAAGGCGTCCAGGGACTACGGCACCGAGCCGGTTGCAGAAGGCTATCTGGTCTACGTGCATACCGACCTCGAGCCGGACATCCGCGAGCTGCAGGGCTTCACGCCGACCGAACTCTACGCTTCGGGTACACCGATGCCCAACGAGATCGGCAAGTGCGAACGCTTCCGCTTCATCGGCCATCCGGATCTGCCCAGCATCCAGAATGCCGGCGCGTCCGGCGCGAGCAACGGCTTGTACTGCACGACCGGCACGACCGCGGTGGACGTTTACCCGTTCATCGTCTGCGCGCAGGATGCGTGGAGCCAGATCGCCGTTCGCGGCCTGCCTGGCGCTGGCATCTCGCCAGTCAGCCCGACCTACCTGCCGCCTTCGGAGAAGTCCAAGTCTGACCCGCACGGTCAGCGCGGATACGCCGGGACCGTATGGTGGAAGGCCACGTTGATAGAGAATGCAGGTTGGATGGCTATTGGCAATGTCGCTCGGCGCGCTCTGACCAACTGATGACACAGGGGCGCGTAACTGCGCCCCGTCACAACTTCACAACTTTCAAGGAAAAATCATGGCAAACAATACTGCAGGACAAACCGATACCGGCAACAAGCCGGCATTCGACTCTTCCAAGATCAAGGTCGGCCGCAAGGTCTTTGACTCGACTTCCATCACGGCGGCGGATTACGTCGTTGTTCCGGTGGGCTTCACGCCACGGTACGTGCGCTTCGAGAACGTCACCGATCGCATCGCGGTCGAGTGGTTCGAGGGCATGGCGGATGACACTTGCATCAAGACGGCTGCTGCTGGCACCAAGACGCTGGAGACGACCAACAAGGGCGTCACCATCTGCGACTCGGACGGCACAGCCAACCCGTCTGGCCGGTCCTTCAAGGTGTCGCAAAACGCGACCCTTGCGGTGATTGCCGCGAGCAAGACCACGACCTTCATGGCCTTGGGCTGATCCAACAACTTCCCACAAAAATGCGGCCCTAAAAAGCCGCAACCACTTTAGGAAAAATCATGGCATCCACAAAACTCTGGAAGACGCTCACCAATCTGATCGTCGAAAAGACGCTGACCATTCGTGGCGGCGGTCGAATCATCGTGACCAACCCAAACGGGACGGCTGCGGCGCGTGACTTGTCGTTCGAGACCTTGACGGCAACCCGCCAGGTCCGGGCAAACGAGAGCGGCAAGACGTTCATCCTGAGCGCAGCGACTGAGTTCGTCACAACCTTGCCCCCGCCGTTTCTCGGGGCACGGTACACGTTCATCGTCGGAGCGGCGCCATCGGGTGCGAGCTACACGGTGGTGACTGCGGATTCGGCAAACATCATCAAGGGCCTGCAAAACAGCGTGGCCGGCGATGCTGGCGACAGCGGCACGGCGGACGACACAGTCACTTTCGTCGACGGGCAGGCAGTTGCAGGCGACAAGGTCGAACTGTACTCGGACGGTACATCGTGGTTCGGCTACGCGATCAGCAAGGTCGCAGCGGGCATCACGTTCACGCAAGCATCAGCTTGATCTGGTAACACTTTCACAGGCTCCTTCGGGGGCCTTTTTTTATGTCCCTTCGGGGCCGTTTTCATTGGAGAAGACATGGAAGCATCGAATGTACCGGTTCGCCGGGCGCGCAAGGAAATCGGCAACAACGACTTTGAGATGGGCCAAAAACCAGACATCGAGATGGGCGACGAAAAGCCAGTCGTGCCGGCGATCGAGGCCATTCACGCAGATACGCTGGTCAATGGCCGCCTGGAGCAGTTGGCCTTCAACGAAGAGCCCATCGAAGTGATGATCTACCCGAGCAGCGAAGAGAACGCGCCGAACGTGGTTGATTGCTGGGTCAACGGCAAAGGCGCCGAAGTGTTTCAGGGCGGCAAGTGGCACGTCCTTGGGTGCCTGCCTGTGGGTGTGCGGGTGATCACCCGCAGGAAGTACGCCGAAGTGCTGCTGCGTGCCAAGCGCGACAAGATCCAGACCCACCACGAAGGCTCTGAAGTCGAGCGCCCGAACAACCGCGTGAGTCGCACATCGAGCGCGGTGGCAAACATCCAGATCGTCCACGACAACAACCCGAAGGGTGTCGAGTGGGTGCGTCGTCTTCTTGGACAACCGGGGTAAATCATCATGGCAGAAAAGAACTTGCAGCGTATTCGGCACACGGATCAATTGATCTTCAACGAAAACGGAGACCTGATCGGAATCCAGAATCCGAAGGGGCATGGGGAGGACTTTCTGCCGATTCGCCTGTCTTCGGACGGCACATCCCTGGTGTCAGGGGATGGGAATGCGTTTGCAGTCGCCCAGTCAGCCGCCTTGCTCGCTGGCTCAAGTGCATCGGTCGCAACCGCCAATGCCGCCGCCATCCAAGCTGCGTGCGACAGGACGCCGGGAAGCCGGCTGGTGATTCCCGGAAATCTCGGCACCATCGAGATCAACACCACGATCTACCACGCAAACATCATCGAGGTCGGCGCTGGCACGACGCTGAAATTGCGCGATGGCTCCACGGTGTCCATGTTCCGGAACACGAACTGGAACCCTACGCGCACAGCGGTTGTCGGCATGACTGCTGTCGCGCGAGTCGGCACCATCAACACGACCGGCATGAGCGCAGCGGTGAAGGCCCTGTTCATTGTTGGCGGGCATGTGTCGATTCTAGGGTTCACCAACACCGGATACAACGGCGTCCATCCAATCACGGCGGTTGGCGCAAACTCGATCACGGTGCGCCTGCCTCGCACCCCCGCGGTGCTGGCGGCGACCGGCTCTGGCACGATTTCCGTCGCTGATGATTTGGTCGGCATCATCGGCCCTGGGTCTATCGACTACAACGAGGCCGGGCAGGCTGCGGACGGCACGATGAACACGATTCAATGCGTGTATGCCAACGTGGTGCGCGTTGTGGCCGGTCAGGGGCTGCAGGTACTGAACGCCAAAAAGTTCAATTTCTTGGTGGCTGGCTATCGGTTTGCGGACTTCGACGGCATCTACTGCGATACCGCCAGCGACATGGTGCATTTTCTC